GCTAGATCAGGTGCTATTCCAGACACGCAAGGAGTTTGTGCAGCAGTGGCAACAAGTTCAGACAGTGCCAGCAGAGGCTATCCTTAAAGGCACATTCGTAAGCATTCAGGGCAGCAAGTATCTTAGTCTTAGGGTTAAGCAGATATACATCTATAATGCTGGAGCTGCTGTCAATGGTATTGACTGGTACATCTACCAGACTCAGGATGGCAAGCTGCTAGAGTCAGGCACAGCTGACCTGGTTGAGGGCATGAACTATGTGCCTGTCAATAAGGAGTTCTACTCTGACTTTGATAAACTCAATATTATGGTAGCTGTAGACTGCACCAACCTACCTACCAGCACAGGCATGTTTAGCGACTATGGCTGGGCGCAGATGGACTTAGAGTGTGCCTCTAGGTTTACCTATCTCTGGCGCAATGGCTGGAGCATCTTCCCGGTGACTGCTCCTTTAGGCTATGGCTTTGGAGACTCATGGAGTCAAGACAATAGCCAGTCAGGAGTCTACATGGATGCCCAATTATTATGCAGCCTTGATAGCTTTATTTGCCAGCAGAAGGAGTTTCTGCTTGATGCCTGGGCAAACTTGCTATGCTACCAGATACTCTGGCAGAAGGTTGCATCACCAAGGGCTAACTACTTTAGCCAAGGAAATCGTGAGTTCACTGAGAGAGCTATGGCTACCTTCCTTGATGGCTACCAGCAGAGCCTTGCCATCTGGGCTAGGCAGCTGAACCTAAGAGGTGAAGGGCTGTGCTTTAATTGTGATAATGCTGGGCTGATTCAGCAGGGCTTTGTGAGACCTTAACACTTCGTTGGTTTAAACGAGGTGTATTCAGCAGGGGTTTGTAAGACCTTAGCCTGCACTAATCAACGCAAATTCCATAAAATTAAATATATTTACTGCAATAAGACCCCTCAAGCCTCTTCACAATGCTCACCCGGAGGGGTTTTCGATTTTATATGAAATCAAAATATTTATTTAACTTTTTTATTTCAATAGGACATATAAAATCTTGCGACGCAGTATGTATAATTGAGTAATTTTCTCCTTTGTAATTATATGGAGAAATAGCATCAATTCGGTAGAACAATACTTCTTTAATCTCAGGAATACATTCATCCTCTGACTTAACTCCTAACTCTGTAAGTTGTAAGTCATTTCCATTAAGAAATAATACAGGTAGGCTAATTGCTTTCATTTTTCTCTATCTCCCGATTGAGATACCACTGAGCCTTCTTTAGGTCTTCTAGCTTGCTGCCCTTCTTGCCAGCTCTGCTGATATACTTAATGACATTGCCCAAGCAAAATCCTAGCTTCCAAGCTTCAATCACTTTGATAGCCTCATAGGTACTGTCTTGCCCTCCATAATGTGGAGGGTGATTTACTGCCTGCAATGGATCAGCATCCGGCAGGCTCTCCAAGTAACTGCTAAGAATGTCTCCCATTATGAGTAGTAGTAAAGTGGTTTAGGTTTATTAGACTCTGACATGGTTCTGCCTCTTAGCTCATCAAGGTCACTGTAAAGCTTGCCATTAAAGTACCAGCCTACTTGCCTTGGTCTGCTACGCATGTTAATTAACTCAGCCTTGACAAGTACATCATTCAGGTCAATCTCATCCTTGAGCTGGATAATGAAGTCAATTAGTTCTTCGATTGGTGATTGCTGATTCATGTCTCAATTATCGTCAATATTTGCGACTTCATCTCCTTCAATTAGCCTCTCAATGAGATGCTTAACATACATCAGTGCGCTATGCCCTCCGGCATAGTAGAAGGAATTTACAGGCATTAGCCTTTCCTTCTCCATCATGATCTCCTTGCTCTTAATCTCCTTATTGACCATAATCAATAACTGCTTTAGTTGATTCATACTACCAGCTTGTCTAGGTTAATATCATAGGCTCTGCATAGGTCTTCCCACTTCTCCCAGATGTGAGCCTCATCAATGTGCTTGCCATCCTCAGAAGTGTCTGTCAGCTCTCTAAGCTTGTTAGCAAAGTCCCAGATGAACAATGCCATGTCAATTGACTTAATGCACCTGAAGTGTTCTAGTGCATCATCTGGGTTATCCAGATTAAAGTGTAGTGTTGCTTTCATCGTACTTGTAGTTTCTTGAGTGAATGTAAATGCCCTATATGCTTGACAAAGCCCCTGCACAAGGTGAATCCAAGGTAGCCAGCTTCATAGTACCTCTTATTGTACTGCTTCTCTGAGAAGGCATGGTCATTGTCTCTCCACTGACAGAAGCTGCTGAACTTACCCATAGCCTTGTAGTCAGCTAATCTGCGAAGACCAGGATTCCATGTCATGCCATGCCAGTCACCCTTATACCTTACAGCAAGCTGCTGATACCTGACTGCCTGCTTAGTTAGCTTAATGCCTGGCAGGACAGTGTGATTATTGCGGTCTTGCGGATGTCTCAGCCAGACACATGCAGCCTTGGTTTCAGCCTCTAGGACAGACTTAGAGTTGCCTATAAAGCCATCATAAAAGAACTCCCAATCATCTTCACAGTGGAATATGTAAGGTGTCTCAACCTTGCTGTATAGTGTATCTATGGCATTGACCTGACCCTTCCTGTAAGTGCTAGACCATTCAGCCATGATCTGCCAATGCCTCATCAGGAATCGGTCAAGCTCCTTGACTATAACAGCATCAATTGCTCCACTATCATCATGAATCAGGAAGGCTGCCGGAGGATCACCATCCCAATAAGTGACCAGACTGCTGATAGTCTTTTCTAATAAATCCCACCTTCCACATGAGGTAAGGCAGACAGTAACATCTCTATTGGACATAGTTAATAAGTTTAATTGCTAATAATCCGATAAGCACAGCATAGACCAGCCAGAATGTAGACTGGATGGCTAGTTCTTTAAGATCAATCTTCATATGGCAAAAAGTAGGAGTTGTCAATCAAAGTTAGGCAAGTTTGTGGCTTAAAATGCTTATGCCTTTTTTCCTCCCATGCTTCGAATTGATTTAAGTACTGCATGGTGTCCAGCTCCAGACCATAGATAATGAAGTTCATGTTATCGGTCTCAAGTAGGTAGGACATGGTGTAGATGTCTTTGCCATCCTCATGCCATAGAAAGTAAACACTTACCCTGCCACCATATAGCCAGACTGCTGTCTGGATGGTCTTGATGTCTGAGGTCTTGCAGTCTACATAGACCTTGCCGACCTCTGTTCTGACTTTTACACTTTCAAAATTCATAGATATATTGGTTAGATTTGAGAGGCAATATTAGCTAAATAATTTATCTGCAAAAATATTTTTCAAATAATTATGCCAGTCTATGACTCTACATCTGCCTTCCTGAGAGATCAGCTCAAGAACTTCAAGGACATTAGCCAGGCAGACAAGGTGCTGCGTGAGGCAGCTCTCTATGCTGCTCCGGCAGTGCAGGCCAGAGTGCAGCAGGATGGGCAAAAAGCTGATGGAACTAGCCTTCCTCCGTATGACTCAGGCAAGACAGTGGGCATCAGCAGCCCCATAGGTAAGAAGTTCGGTGACATTGCGACTAAAAAGCAAGCCAAAGCCTTTGGTGACAAAGCCAGCTTTAGCAGCTATAAGGAGTTTAGGCAGAAGCTAGGCAGGCAGACAGCCTACATGGACTTGACATTGACCGGAGACATGTGGGCAGCATGGAGACCTATACCAATCAGCGACACAGCCTATGGTGTTACCTTTACCACAACAGAGCAGGCCAAGGTAGCAGGCTACCTAGAGGAGAGATTCGGTGCTATTTTTGAGCTTTCTGAGGAAGAATTGAAACAATCACTCAAAATTATTGAGCGTTTAGTCACAAAGTACCTGAGCAGATGAAGGTAACTAAGATTACAGTAGACAGCGCACTGAAAGACCTCTGCCAGAATCTGGCTGGTACTTTTGCTGGCAACATGATGCTCAATTATGGTGAGGCTGTAGAGAGCATTGTAGAAGGTTCTGCTGGTAACTATGTGACCAAGGATGGGCAGACCTATTGTGCAGTGAATGATACCTACCCATTGGTAGTGTTCTTCTTCCGGGAGTCAGCTTCAGTAGAGGCAGCTCCAGCAGGAGGCAGAGCCAATAGCCTACTTAGGACAGTCAACTTCAAGCTCATTGCTAATTCAACTTATGAGAATGCCGAGTTCGGCATTACTTCAATAATCAATCGCACTAAGGGCATTACTTATGCAGGCACAGACTACAACAGCAAAGCAATCGCAAGCCAGTACTTTGGACTTGCAGAGCGGAACTTTGAGACCTACTTCTTCAGCAT